GTTTGTTGTATAGTATTATCTTCAAGTTGAATTGTTCTTGTCCAATTATCAGAATCAGGATCCAAATGTACATCAGCACTAATAGCAGGAAGTTCATATGGGTTTACATTAAGAATATCTAAAACATCACCTGTCTTTGTTGCATATGCTTGTGTTATCCAATCAACTTCATCATATTTTAATGTAATAACATTACCTGTTTTTTGTACATTAGAATCGAATAATTCATAATCAGTATTAAAATCTATACTGGATGGTATAGTAGATGCTTTGGGAGATGGTAATAATGAAAGACTATCTCTAGTACGACGAGCAGTAATTTCTCTTCTTCTAGGATTTACCTGTACTGAAGATAGGAATCTATTAATATTAGAATAATCTCTAAATGGATCTACAAATAAACCAGTTTTAAATCTATTTCTTCCTTCAGAATCCTGTATTTGTAAAGATTGTGCACTGGATTCTAATAATGATAGTGTAGTAGTTTCTTCTAAATTAGAAACTCTATCATCAATACCACCAATATCTTTCATTGTATATCTTCTATTATCAACTAATGTTAAGAAAGCATTTTGTGGATTATACAAATATGGTGGCATATTAATAGTTGCCAATTGCATTAATTCATCATTTCTTGCTGGTGCTTTTGGATTTTCTGCAGATAATCCCTTTTCATAAACAAAATCACCAAACTTATTCAAATAAAGTTTATCAATTCTTGGTAAATAATATTCAAAACCTATAGTTGAACTTTCATTAGGTATTAAGTATTGCTTTATTCCTCCACTAAAATTCCTTGATTGGAATGCAAATGGAGATTTATCATCTACAGCAGGGTTGTATACAGATACTCTAGGTCTAAAGTCAATAACATCAGTAGCCCTTATTTGATTTGAAATAAGTGGAATATCATTATTAAATCTTTCCTTATCATAACTTAAAGCAGTAAATACATCACCATTATCATCACTAGGAACAGAATAATAATCAAATACGATTAATAACCTACCAGATGGTGCTGATACTCCATCATTTCTAACCAATCTAGAATAATCATAATATTGATGTCTTTGTCCTTTGTTTATTGTAAATGAATTTGTAATATCTTTATAATTTCCAAGTTCTATACTTTCAACATTTGTTGTTATATTGGATTCAGTAAATTTAACTGCTTCACCTGAACTAAAATGATCTGGTGTCAAATAAACTATACCTAACTTATCAGCAGCAGGTTTTGATACTATTCTTGCAATTACTTTACTACTATCACCAACAATATCTTCACCAATAATAGAATTTGTTTGAACATCTATTGTGCTTGGGAATTTTAATACATCAAAAGATGGTGCAGAAGTATCAATTGACTCATAAACAGCCAAGAATTTAACAACATCAGGATAATTTAATGAAATTTCCTTATCTTGAACTCTTAAACCATATCTCTTGTCATACTCAAGTCCATCTGCTAATTGTTGTGCACCATTACCTACAGCAACACTACCTGATAATGGATTATTTGAATAGATTACATCAAGAGTTTTAGATCTATTATATTCTTTAACTTTACTTTTAGTTCCTTTTTTATTGATAGAAACACTAATAACGTTTTGTGATCCAGATCCTTCACCTAAACCACTAAATACAAGATTACTACTTCCGTATGCAAAAGTATCATTTCTAATTGTTCCTATTCCACCACCCTGATAATGTACAGAATATCTCTCTTGATCAAAAGGTTCAAATGTTGCATTTGTTATTTCTGAATATTGAGCAGTTACATCAGCAATTGGAACGGTAGAAGCAGCACCAGCAATTTCTTGACCAGTTAATTGTTTAGTAACTTTTAATTGTGAACCATCAAGATTAACTGTAGAAACATTAATATTTTCAAGTGGAGAATAAAGTCTCCCAGATCCTACAATTATAGGTGCACCAACATTCATTTGTACTGTGAGATTGCTTCCCAATGCCCCTTCAAAAACACCTGGTACATCTGGATTAATTGCTTCTATTTCAAGAGATGTTCCACCAGCACCTATAGATTTAACAGTATTGTATGTTATATCAGAACTAGATAAAGTTTTATATATTACAACAGATCCTTTTCTAAGTCCAGTAAATGGTTGTGATCCAGCAGTTACTGTACCTGATCCATCAATAGCAACATTTGTGATACCATTAGGAAGTCTAAATGATTCTAAATGAGAATTTGCTTTAAAATCTGGATATAAACTATTAGTTGCAGAAACTGATTTAATATTTTGTGTATTATATGCAGTAATAATACCAACAGTTCTGGAAAAATCTATACCATTTACTTGTATTTGTTCACCTTTTGAAAAAGATCCTGATGTTTGATTTACGTCAATGTATTCGGAATTACTACCTGCAGCAACTGTATATCCACTAGCACCACTACTTTTTCCTTCTATTAATGATCCAGCAGGAATTTCTGTAGAACTAACAGCATCATTTAATGTTAATGAAGTATTTGTTTGAATATCAAATAATCTCAATTCCCAAACACTAGCATCTCCAGTATATGCAGCATCTTCTAAATTAAACGAATATGCTCTTGCACTACCTATATTATCCCCTGCTTGTCCAAACTTATTAAATAATCTTACATATTCTCCTTGTTTTGGTAATCCTTCAACTGTATTAACCTTTAAAATATTACCCATTTCGAAGTTAACACTAACTTCACTCTTAATACCAACTTCTCTAGGTTTATCTACATCAATAATAGTAGTTCCTACCTTTTCAACATCATATCCTCTAACATAAGCCTTTCCTGCTGATACTTTTACTGACAATAAATCATCTGAAGGTGTATTTCTCTGTTCAGTTTTATCATCTTCAAAATATAAACCACCATTACCTAATCCATCGTTTAGTGAATTGTGTAAAGATACTCCAAATGGAGAAACAGTATAATCTCCTGATTCGTCATATGTTCTTTCTGCAATCCAATCCCTAACAATATTATATTGAGTTTTTGTTTGTAGGATTTTAATCTTACCCTTATCAACCCTCATCAACTCAACAAAATCTGTATCATTATTATCTGATAATAATTTTTTAGATAATGTTAGATTAATTTTTAATCTATCAGCACCTGGTGCCGCATAATTTGTAAATCCTTTTGCATTATCATACAAAGATTGATCATCTTTAGCATTTACAACCAATTCATCAATTTTTAAACCTACTCTATAAGATGGAGTATTAGTGTAATTATCTAATATTATAGTTTGATCATCGACATTTACAAAATATCCTCTAATAAAATATACACCTTTAGATATAAATGCAGCAGATCCTATTGCAGTTGCATCTGAAGAAATCAATGAAGCAAATGGTGTACCTGCATTTATAGTTGTATTTCCATAAGTTACATTTTCATCACATATCAATGGTTCTCCATCAGAAAATGGGTTAAGTTGTGAATCATTATCACCACTCAAATAAGTAACATATATTGTTAAATCATCAACATTTGCATCATCCTGAAAAGCTACAAATTTTACAAAAGCACTAACTCCAGAATTTTGTCCAATTATTTTCTTTCCTATAAAACTTTTAATATAAAGTGATATATCAATACCATAATTTTCAGAATTTAATTTTACTGCCTGATATTGTCCATCATAAGAAATAGAACCAGGAATAACTACAGATCCTTCTTTAAATATATTATCACCAAAAGATTGTATTTGGTTTTGTAATATTGATTGTGAAGACGTTAATTCTCTTGCCTGAATTGGAAATCCTGGTTTATATAAGACTTTATAAAAATTTTTCTCGGAAGAAAAATCATCATAATAAGGACTTACATTTAAATTCGTTTTTTGTGCCATTTTTTTTAGAATTCCAGAATAATCTTAATGTCTTCTTTTTGTCTTAAATCTCTTTCAACCTCTTTACGGTTATCAATGTAGATGACATCTCCTGTCTTTTTATTTATCTCAGGATTTGCAAGTCCATTAGTGAAATTGACACCTAGATTGATCAATTTATTACCTACAGAACTTGTTATGCCACTAAAATTTGTATCAACACTAACACTAAATGATGCATTAGTAGCAACAGATTTAATTTCTGCAGCAGTTGATTCAAAAGAGAGGACTTTTGAACTTTGCCCTATATTGCCATTATCAGTTTGATCTTTACCATTTCCAAAATATAAAGATCTATCTTGAATATATTTCAAAACTTTAGTATCTTCATCATAAGAAGCAACGTATCCTTTAGCAAGATTACCATCAGATCGAAGTTGAGTTATTCCAGCACCAATAACATTATTTAAATTATCAACGTTAATTGTATTATTTAATTTTAGTGAATATAATGAAGAATATTGATTGACTGTAGATATTCCAGTAGATCCAAATTCAGTTGGATTTTTTAATATACCAACTTGAGCAAAATGAGTATCTGTTGGATAATCTTTAGTAGAATCATCAAATCTTGCATAAACCAATACCTTATCAGCACCTAATTCTGAATAAATATCATATCCATGACCTTTAGATGGTGGAATTAAAGGAATTAATTTTGCTTTAGTATTATTAGAAAGTGCACCTGTATTAAATGAACTTAAATCAACCATTCCATATGTATATCCAGATCCACCACTAGTTACTTTTGCATCAGTTATAACACCATTATTATCTACTGATATTAATACCTTTCCTCCAGTACCATCACCTAAAATATCAACAACATAATCAGTTGCTGCTTCATTACCATAATTATCACCACCACTTTCAATATATATTTTCTTTATTTGATTATTATTAATATCAGAATTACCAGATTCTCTAACGTTTTGAATTTGAGAATCTGTAGAAGTTGACCAATTATTTGGTAATACAATATATTCTGTAGAATCAAATTTTATAATATCACTTGGAGAAACTGTAAACAAATACTTCCAAATATAATTATCTTGAATTCCAGCAGCTGCTGGTTCTAAATCAGTAAATGTTGGTTCATCTAAAGATCTTGTTCCTTTAGCAGTGTCAGATCCTTTTGCACCATATGCTCCATTATCCAAACAAACATAAATTCTATAATCAGAATTCATTACATAATAATTTGTTTTATATAAGCTGCCAGTATTTCCATTTGGTGCTGTATTAATTCCAACTTGATAATCATGACGATACATATCATATCTTGTATTAGCTGTCCAAGAATATTTTTTTATAACTCTTCTAATATTAGCACTACTAACTTTCTTACCAAAAAGTGAAGTATCCTTATAATGTGAAGAATATTCAAAATTATCTACTGGTGAAGGAATACTATTTGTGGTATTATTATTCCAAGTACTAGTTCTACCAAATCCAACAACTGTCGGGTTTGGTAAACCCAGAAATACATAGTAAGAATTATTAGAATCTAGTACAGAATCTATAAAATTACTTGCATTCGATATTCTAAATTGATCTGTGACTACCGCTGGCATATTAATAGTTTTTTAGATATTTATACAAACATTTTAAGTAGGTGTTTTAATTGCTCCTGTTGATTCAAAAGTATCAACTCCACCTCTTCTCTGTAAGGTTGGGAATGTTGTTAAACCAGAATCAATTTTCAATCCCGTTACACCTATAGATATTGGTGAACCAGATCTACTAAATCCAGTAAATTTACCTAGAGAATACTTGGCAACAGGATTTTTAGCATCTCCTGTAGATGATAATCCAATTACATCTGTATCTGATTTTATATTACATGTAATAATACCTACCATTGGATTTCCTGGATCTCCAGCCAATCCACTAGAAGTAAATTCAGATACTTTATAAATGTTATCCGCAAATGATGTACCAACACCAACAGTATTAGTATCTGTTCCATCAATAGAAATAACTCCATCACCAACTCTAGAATCATAGATGTATATTGGACTTCCTACGGATATAGGATCAAAACCACTAGTACTAATTGCAACTAATCTGATACCTAAAGTACCTCCAGAAACTGCTCCAGCACTAGTTGTACCTATACCAGTAATAAATCCAGATGTATGTTCAATTGCTAATGAACTTCCACTTGGAAGTATTTCATATGATGCTTCTTGTGTCTCTATAAGAATGTTAGGTGCAACTGTATAACCAGTACCTGCATTTGTAATAGTAAAAGAACTATCAACTACATCTCCATTGAGAGTTGCTGTAGCAGTTGCAGTTATACCTATAGCAACATTATTATCATCTACAAGATTTGGTGGTGCTGATATAGAAACAGTTGGTGTTGTTTTATATCCACTACCCCCATTAACAAGTGTAATAGCAGTAACATCTCCATTATTACCAATTGTTGTTGTTGCCTTTGCTGGAACAGGATCTGGTTCTCCTGAAACAATTAATCCACCAAATGTAGGTGTTCCACCATCATAATCAAATAATTCTGCACTTGTTACATAGAATTCTCCACCTGATGTTGCAACATCCTGAATAATTTTAGTTGTTGGATATACTCTAGGTTCCAAATCAATCCTCTTTTTAGATACAACTTCTTTATTAATAACCTTATCAATTTTTTGTTTCATTAAAGCAATTGGTTTTTTATCCAAATTGTTAATACCAGGTCCACGATAAACATTAGTTTCTAATGCTTGTGATGTGTTTAATGATAAAACTGTTCTCTTTTCTTGAGATCTGGTTGTACTAATAGAAGGATTTTGAAGAATTTGAACATCATCACCAATTTCTATAGGTGGAATTTCTGCATCAACTACAACACAATCAACACTATCAGTTCCTTTGTAGAAGAATACTGCAACATTATCACTAGGATCTGGAGGAGAAGTAAATACAAATGCTGATCCACCAGTAAATGTATATGACTTATTTGGTTCCTGAATAATACCATTAATAACGATTAATAACACTGCAGCAATATCAGCATCCAATCCTTCAGATGCTTCTAGACTTATTAAACTTCCATTATAGTATAATGGGAATTTGACTCTTATTCCATCTTGGAATGCCTTAATAGAATCTATAAAATCAAATTCACCAAATTGCCATAAAGAGAAATCATCAGAATATGTTTTATCAACAGTTAATGATGTTTTATCGACAATTTCAATCAATCTTCTATCAGTAACTAATCCAACTGGTTCAAATATATCACCCTCTCTGAATGCATAACCAGATCTCTTAATATCATATTCTGAAATTTCAAAGAATCCAGGATCAGATCCAATTAAAGTACTTGATGGACCAACAATAGCATTAACCAATAAACCAACACCAGTATCAGTTGTTGCACCTTCTCCTAACCTAGAAATACCTCTAACCGAAAGATTATCATAAGAAGGTTCTGAAACTGTTATATAAGGATTCTTATAACTTACACCAGCACCAACTATATCAAATTTCAGTGCTCCACCACCATGATTTGATGATTTACCTACTTCAATGTAGAATTCATTATTACTTGTTTTTGTTATAGCAGTAGTTATTCCAGCAATAGGATCAGATAATCCAGATCTACCAACATTAACGGTAAGATCCTTTCCAGAATTAGCAGTTGCGTTAGAAACGACTGTTCCTATTCCAGAAATAGGATCAGTTGATCTTGGATACGTATGTTCAGTTGCATGACCATCTTTAGCACAAGTCAGTGTTAATGAATTATCAGCAATAGTTATAGTTGCTCCATTAGATATTCCATGAGCACTTGTAAATGTTAATGTCATATAACCAGTATCTCCATTGTAAATGGCATTGATTGGTTGTAATGATCCATTAACAGCAGTAGATGTAGCACTAACAAACTTATGCTCCAAACCACCACGAGGGTATGTATGAACTGTTTGATGACTATCTTGTGCACATGAGAATGATAATGAATTATTAGTCAATAAAATAGTATCATTGGTAGCAAGATTATGTGATGTCTTAAAGACCGTCAATCTACCATTTACTGGGTTGTATGAAGTTCCATTAGCAGGTGCAATGAAAGTATTATTCAATCCTGGATTTGCAACACAATTAACGATTTTAACTGATTGTGAAGTTCCAGAAATAAATTCATGAGTATTGATTCCAACAGGACTCGCAGTAACTACTGCTCCAGTACCAACAGAAGAACCAACAAATATTGAGAATATATCTTCATTAACTCTTGTTATATTTGTTTGTACTCCAACAACTGGATCTATTCCATTTCTTGGATATGAATGTGTTGTTGTGTGGTTATCTTTAGAACATGTAAAGACAAGAGAATTATTATCTAAAGTTACAAGATCAGTGGTATTCATACCATGATTTGAAGCAGTAAATGTTATTATTCCTGATACAGGATCATAATTAGCAGAAATAGGTGTTAATTGTCCTCCACTAACTTTATTAATTGCTCCAGTACTTGCTGATACAAACTTATGATCATATCCACGATCATTAACTTTAACCTCTATAGGTACTATATCATTATATCCAGATCCAAATGTTAAATCACCATAATAAGGATAAACTGTACCTTGACCAACATAACTGTGTGTAACTGTACTAGTTCCAACATTAACAGTAAATGTATTTGTGGATGCTACAGATATAATTGAGAATTGATCTCCATAAACACCACTTGGGAATATTGTAGTAGTCATTCCTGCATAAGCACTATCACATTCAAACACCAATCCAGATAACTTAACAGAATCACTATCATTGTAACCAAAAACAAATCCATGTTCTGAAGATGTTGTTATAGTTACTATTCCAGTTACTTTATTGTATTGTGCTGTTTGTATTCCTAAAGCAGTTCCAGTTGTTCCAATTCCAACTATTGATGTAAGAGAACCATTTGAATTTATCACTGGTCTGACGATCGCTGGGGTCAATCTTGCATATCCTAATCCATTTGAAGATCCTATTGATATGGGAACACCACCTCTTGGTAATTGATTCATATTTACATCAGAATCTGATATTGCCAAAGATCCATCAGATGATGTAATTCCTGTAAATACAACACTAGATATTCCAGCATTTTCTATAATTTGGAAATTGTTATCTGGATTATTATCTGTAGTTGGTGTTTGGAAAACTCCATTTATGAATAAAATACCACTTCCACCACTAGTTCCTATTCCAGTTGTATTTGCACCACCAACCGTTAATGTAAATGTTGTTGTAATACCGTTAAAATTGTTAGAAATATCATCATAAATTATATTTGATCTATAATTATTTCTAAAATATGCTCTACCATTAAAGCTTGATGTTGGAAATGGTAATGCATTTGATAATTGTTGAACATTAGGATTTCCTCTTGGAGCTTCTAGGAACCAAATATCCTTACCAGTAATATTATATGATCCTTTAAATAAATCTACTTCTGTAGTGTCGGTATATGTTGTTGCAATAGTTCCTGCAACTGCTCTTTCAACTCTAACTAGGGAATATGTACCTGCTGCTCCAATTGGACCAGAAGTTGTAGTACCCATACCAACAGCAAGGATTTTAGTGTATTCGTTACCAATTTTAAGTAAATTGCCTGTAGTTAATGTTGATATTCCACTTAATGAAAGTATAGATGTCCCTGCTCCAATTTGACTTCCAACATTATTTTCTAAAGTATATTGTATATCTGTTGGTGTTATTGGTGATTGAACAATATCATCAATTGATATTAAAGATTTCTCATTTGCCTTTGCCATTGCAAATTGATGATAATTACCAGTACCAACATTAACAAAAGTAACTGCTGCACCTGCTCTTGTTGTAGAAATAGTAAAATTGTTATCATTAACAACTGTTTTAACAAATACTCTTGAAGGTAATGTACTTGAAATTCCAGATGACTGGTTTTTATAAGTCATTGGACTTGAAGAAATACCAGCAAATGTTGATCCGGGAGTATAAACTAATTCCTCATTTGCTCTAAAGTAATGATTATCTAATGTAAAATTACCAGTAGATAAGTTTAGATCATTTGAATCTGAAGGATTAAATGATTTTGCAAAAATAGGTATAGAATTTCTATTTACTGGGAAATCCTTTCTATTAATTCTACCACCATTAATAGCATTGTACAGTTCATTATCAACATCTTCTACAATTTTTCCGTAAGTTAATGGTGTTGGAACATTTGCTAAATCAAGATTTCTGTAGAAACACTGATTTAATACTGTTAATGTAGTTACTCCTGTTAAATTATCTGGATGGAACCAAACATTAAAATCATCACCAGATACTGCACCACCAAAAGTTCCAAGTCCAACTGCAGGGTCGTATTGCGAATTACTTCCAGTATCTACAGATAGAATTTGTGATTGTTGTACATATGTATCTCCAATATCATCATTTATTGTCAGTACTTCATGTAATGCTTTTGATGATCCTATACTAACTTCAACTATAGATTTAACAGCATCAAATACAGATTTATTTAAACCCTCATCTTTAAATATTGCAGTTGTACCAATACCTGTATTTGTTATTCCTTGATAGAATGCAGATCTTTCTGTACCATCAGGTTGTCCAGTTGCAGTAAATCTATAAACACCATTTGAAACTCCTGTAGTACCAAACCCAACAATTTTGGATCTAACTTTAACATTATTAGATGTATCATTCTCGAAATTAAATGAGAACATATTTGCTGATAAAGATGATGTCAAAATACCAATTTTATCTAAAGATAATGCAGTTGCATCACTATTAACATAAAATTCAGATATAAATGTATCTTGACCATTATGAGTTACATATGACTCTACAAAATTTATCTTATTTGTAACAGTATCAGTTATTTGAGATGTTACATGGAAAGATCCAAATTTATCAGAAGGAACTGATATAATATTTCCAGTTGATCCACTATTAACTGTTCCTACAAAAGAATTTAAATCTACAGGACCAACAGAAGCACTTCCAAAACCAGCAAGATTTGAATAATATTTGCTAGAAATAATTTTTATATCATAATCATAATCATTTGGATTATTTGGTATAAATCTAACAAAATTCTTATTAATATTAGTATCTTCAAATAATTCCCATTTTCCTATTATATTTTCGGGATATGAAGTATATCCAGCACCAGAATTTGTAAAACTAGATTTTTCTAATAATGCATTATTAGAACCAGTACTCAAAATAACTAATTCATTCAATTGATAATCATTAGTTACTTGATCAATACTGTTTATTCTGACAATATAATTATTGTAGATATCTGCTGCACCAAATTCAAAGATGTCAATATGTTGTGTTACCCCAGAATTTAAATTGGAGAATGATTCGTTTATATTATCAATAGTAAATACTTCATTAGATCTACAATCAATATAGTCACTCAACCTTATATTTTCAAATTTAATTAGTCTAGAAGTTGCTCCTGCAGGTTCTTCATCATAAACCATATCAATATAGTAATCAGTATCAACTCTATGCTCTTCTATGATGTCATAGACTATACTAGTGACATTAGAAGATCCTATACTAACTCCTGCTGTTGATGTTATTCCAGTATCGGAAAAATTCTTCAATCCACTAGTATGAAGTAAATTGTTAACAGGAGTTTGTATTTTTTTCCATTCTAATGGACTTTTTATTGAATATGATAAATTCTGATAATAATCATTATTAGCAATTACTTGAGTATCATCACTCAATTTACCTACAGTATCATTCCATCCAATGTCTTTAAGTAATGAGAATCCAGTTTTATATCTTCCAAAATTCTCTCTGATTTTTTTAATTGATGCAGTATTTCCAGAATTCTTACCTAAAATTATATCACCAATTTTAAATTCATAATCTTCAGATACTTTTATAGTATTTGAAGAGGATTCTGTAATAACTAAATTTGTTTCATTTCCATTAACAGTAATAGATTCTCCTATACTAAATGGAGACGTTACTTGCTTAACATAAAATTCTGGATAATCATTTTCATTTACCGCATAAGCATATTCTGATGGCAATGTTTTGGCAATACCAGTGTTTGAAGTATATGGAGAAACATCAATAGTAAGTCTCACATCACCAGCAATTATATCATAGGCAGAAATAGTAAGTAACTTATATCCATAATCTGCTGAATTAAATCCTGTTCCATCTTCACTAATTTTTTCAATACCCTCAATAAAAACATTTTGACCAGTACTAAATGGTGGAATATTAAAACCTAAAATAGGTGTAGTTAATGTACACTGGAATGAAGAACCAGAATTTGACCCAATACTCTTAATATTAATACCATTAGTATTATTAATTGTACGTAAAGTTACAGTTGTTTCTGGAAGACCTAATGGTTGTTCTTCAACATTAATGTTTATGATAGAACTCTCTAACATTATTGGTTCCAAGAAACCACTTTCAATTCTTTCTCCAGTATCAGTATTAACGATAATTATATCAGGAGCAATGATAAAATTGGATCCACCATCAGTTACACTAACAATTCCAAGTGTACTAGCATTGTCAAGTTGGATTATAGGTGAAATATATGCTTCTGGTTCTAAAGTTTTATCTGAAGAATATTCGAATCCCTCATTAATAATTCTTACTTTTTCAACATCACCAATAAATTCTGATGTTGGTAGAATAACTGCATCTTGACCAAAAGATGTTGTTCCAGCTACTCCAACATATGTTGGAATTTTTTTGTAATTACTTCCACCAGAAACTATATCAATATTATTAATAGGACCTTCAGCAGATAATGATGTTGTAGAATAATCTAACTTATCACATTGTGTAGATCCGTAAGATAAAGTTTCTGGGGTATTTTTTAAATATATGTTAAATGTTGTTGTACCTACTCCTGAAATATTATAACTTTCGTTATAAAGACTATCAACCAATACTATAGATGAATAATTTTTAACATCCTTATCTGCAGTACTAATAAAACCTGATTTTTCTACATTATAATAAAGAACAGATGGTAAACTATTACCATATCCAATAGTTAATAAAGATCCATCATTAGAAACACTAAATGGTGATGTAGATCCTGTAGACACAAATTCATTTTTAAACTCATTATCATGATAAATTTTAAAATTATATCCATTTAATGTAGAATTTGATAAATCAAATACCAAATTATTATTTCTCACACATTCAATCTGTGGATTTATAAGAGCTAATTTTTGTGCATTTCCACCAGTTGCCGTTGTAATTGCAACTATATTTGGAGGATCTTGTTGTACATCATATAAAGTATGACCAAATTGTAGAAAGTCATCATCTTGCCTATAAACAAAATATGATGCAGTATTAACTAAACCACCAGCATTTCCTTTATAAAATAGTTTATCTCCAGTTTTATATCCATGATTTGGAATATTAAGTCTATCAGTATGAATATTAACTGTACCTATTGTTTTTCCATTAATTAAAATAAAACCATCATTAGATGTTCCAGCACCTTCATTTCTTTCGACTGATATTGAAGGTGTTGCTCCAAGACCAACAGAAAGATCTGGTTTAATATCTAATTTTACTACATCACCAGAAGTTAATCCATGTGCAGTAGAAACAGAAACAGTAGATTTTATTCTATCAACTTTACCTGTTACCTGATTTAATTCAGTTTTTAACAAATATTCATCGTTATCTCCAGTACCACCAATACTTCTAAAATACAACTCTGTATGTTCCAATCCAGTTTTAATACCAAGTGTGTTTATTGTTTTTGGTACAGCATATAATCCAGTAGTTGGCAAATTAAAAGTAACATTATTAGTAGTCGTAGAAACAGATAAATTTGATCCAGCAAAAGGTATAGTTAAATTGATTCTTTGATTATGTTCAAATCCATGATTTTCAATATAAAGTTCTCTAATTGGAATATTTCTTGTAATAGATCTACCAGCAAAATCAAATGTAGTTGCATATTCTGTACCATCTACTGTTCCAATACCAGCTGATTTTGCTGGATTGAAATATGCTTTATTATTGAGTTTAGAATCAAAAAACGGTACAGTTTGATTTATTGTAAAATTATCTGGGATATAATTAACCAAACTACTTTCAGGATGCTCCACATTAAATGAAGTAAAACCTCTTTTAACACGAATAACATTTAAATTTTTAAAGATATTCAATATCTTTAATGTTTCTGTACCGATAGAAATACTACTACCTATAGATACTGAATCTGGAACTGAAGAAACATATATTTCTGTAGTAAATCCAATACTAGGTGATGCTATACATGTAGAAATTGTACTTGCTGTATATGAAGTTATACCAATTTGATATGATGAATTTAATTTTGAAATATTAGTTGATATTCCAGAAAGATTGATAAAATCTTTGTCATTTAAATTGTTATTTGGTATATGTATTTTAACTTGATTATCTTCCCATAAAAGAATCGAATTATCATATTCTTCTATTGTAGTTTGAATATTATCAACTTTTCGTCCCTTAATGCTCTTAACTTTAGTAATTAATCCATCACCACTAGTTCCAGTACTATCAAAATTTAAAATATCACCACATTTAAATTTTGATCCTGCAGAAATAATATCAAATCCAGTAATAGGACCAGAAGATACAGATTCTATTTCAATTTTTTGATCTACAATCTCTGGTGTTTCAACTAAAAAGTCATTATTAGCATTTTTATCAGATACCTTATATGGGAATGTATTTCTAAGTATATCTTTATTGTTGAAATCAAAAAGTGATTGATCAAAAACTTCTAAATTTTCTTTTTCTGGTTTAGATCTATACTTATCCCCAATAAAATACGGAAATACAGGATCATCTGAAGAATCCACTAATGCACGATATGCATAAACACCATTAGGAAAATCTACATTTTTTTCAAATCTACCATTATGTTCGTCTAAATCACCAACAGAACTATCATAATAATAATCTTCAGTAAAGTATCCTGAAGCAAATCCTACGGGTCTATCAGAGATCTTATTAATATCAAGTACATAACCAGACTGTAAACGTATAGGATTAGTTGTTGGGTTTGATGGATTTTCCTGTGGATCTGTATATCCATATGGTCCATATATTGGGTTACCATCATATGCCCATCCAATAATACCTGATGTTTTACTATCACCATCATTAAATGTATTTGTTGTATATCCACATACCGTATATTTTAACTTATTACTATAACTTTCCAATAATAAATTCTTACCAAACTTATTAAATTGATTAATTTCTAATCCTCTAATTTTTGCATCAAATGAAGCATTTGTACCAGATGAAGTGATTTTAATAACTGATGATGTTGAATAACCAATACCAGCATTTGTGATTTTAGTATCAACTATTTTTAAATTTTCTATAATAGGTCTAATTTTAGCACCAGAACCAGTTCCTGTAGGGTCGAAAAGAGTTACATCAGGAATTGAATAATATTCTTTTCCACCATATTCAATGTTAATGGAATTTAATTTACCATTAATAACATAAGGTGTCATTGCAGCATCTTTTCCAATTTGTAAATTTACAAATGGTCTTTGTCTATCATTTAATATTGTCGATCCATATCCAATACCACCATCATACAAATAAACCTCTTTTATGTTTCCTTTAACAGTTGGAGTCAAATCGATAGATGTAGTTCCAACACCAACAGCAATAAAATCTACAGATGCTTCAATTTTGGGATATGAAAAATGTTGATATCCATTGCCAGTAGTTTCAAGTTTTGTATAATTTTTACTTACATAATTGGAGGATATTGTTGCACCAACACCAATATCACACAATCTAAATGAATTGTCATCAATTTTAACAACTTTATATTGATTTGTTGTTGTTAATCCTGATATTATGTCACCACTTTGTCCACTAGATGGTGTATATTCTACAATTTCACCACTTTGAAAATTATGATTTTCAAAGTTAATAGTATTATTGGCAGTATTAATACCGACTGGTTTTACTTTTAACAATCTATTTGTATAATTAGTACCTCCATTTAAAACTTTAACTTCTAATAATGTATTTCTTGGACCAACTTTAAATTTATGAAGTCCAACTGCATTATTTCCATTTAAATTAACAGTATTAATACCTGCAACATAATCAGCATATGTTTCATGCAATTTTATAGTTTTATTATTTGAAATATCAGGATAATATATTGCATTGTTGACTAATTTTCCATCACCACTTCCCACTCCAAGTCCAATATTTAAATTTGTATCATAAACTATAGGTTCTCCATCAATAAAATAATGATCTTCTAAAAATACAATCTGTTCTGTTGATGTATTAATACCTCCACCATTTAAAGTAGTATTTGCATTAAATACAACTTCTCTATACCTTTCTGCAACAATAGGTTCTAGAATACATCCAGTACCATTACCACCACTTATATTAATTGAAGTTATACTATCAATATCAAAATTCTGTGGATCAACAGATATATCTTCAATAGATCCACTAATAACAGGAGTAGCAAATGCTGTTGTACCAGAACCAGCGCTAATTAATAAATTTGGTGGATTAATTACATCATAATTACTACCATTATTCAATACAGAAACAGATTCTATAGGACCATAATAAATTTTATCTGGTGATTTATAATTACTAATTTCAACACCATTAATCAACATTCCTGTTGTACCAGATGAAGTTGATTGACCTATACCGGATGAAATATCTGCAGGTAGTTTAAATTTCTTTAATAATTTCTGTGGACCTATTTCTCTTGATTTTTGTGAATAAAGGGTAAACTTATGAACATCATCACCATTTGGAGCAACTGTAAACGTAATATGTCTATCATCAATTATTCCAGAACTAGATCCATACAATTTAATTCTTTTACCATCATCACCAACAAGATTTACATAGTAAATACCATCTTCCAATCCACTTAAAGGTGATCCTTCAGACTCATAAAAAACTCTATCTCCAATTTCAAAAGGTACTTGATCTGCAAATGCAATTGTATTATATACATCATTAGATAATCCAGTAAGAAAACCAACATTATTTGAAATATCTAAAGATATTGTCTTTACTTTCTCTGTTATTTGCTCATTATATGGATAAGAACCTTTAAATCCTGGTAATGAATTGGAAGCAACATATGCATATTCATTATCCCTTTGAATATAAACATTCTGAATATCTGCTAAAACTGTATCATTACCATAAACAATAGGTGTATTAAGACTACTTGCCTTACTAACCTTTCTTCTTAATTTATATTCTATATTTGGATTTAAACTTTCATTAAAATTTTGTAATGTAACAATATATGTTCCATCATCAATTTCTTCAGATACAACTGGTATATTGTCACCATCTAAAGGATAAACAACTTTATTACTTTCTCTTTCTACAATTTCTACTGTATCACCATATTTTAAACTTGATCTATAAATTGGACTATCTAGAGTTAATGGAGATATAGTAGATCCTCTTTTTATGTTATATGATGAACTGGTATTATAAATCCAAGAATTTGCAAATATTTGCTTATAAGTTTTATTTTTATCTGGATTTGATACTTTATCACCAATAGTTTTTACTGAAATTATGTCATTTTCATTAACATCTAGAGGAGTGGTTTTAAAGAAACTTGATAATACTCCGGTAAATCTCAATATTACCTGTTTTGTAATATCACCATCTTCATAACCATAATAAAAATTGTCAGATCTTACATTATCTGTAGCATAAATTGTAGATCCAGTACCTACCCATGTACAATTTAAAAATTGGTTTATTGACTTATCACTATAAGAAATTGTATTAATACCAGATCTAATAGTTCCTGCAGTACTAAATCCAATAGTAGAATCTACAGAAATAATAGATGACCCAACAGAAACATCTTCTAATGATTTTGAATTCGGTATAACAATAAAATCACCCTGAACATCTGATATTTCATCATATCCAACAAATAATCCTACTTTATAATACGTCCCTACACCAACCCTATTAAACGGTTCTATTTCTGATATTGATGCATTTATATCTGCATTAATATCATTTCGAAATAAACTTTGACCTTTTAATTTTAAAGGATCTCCAGAAATTACTTCAGCAATAGCAACCTGTCTTCTAATATAATCTGCAGATGATGGTTTAAGTAAATTATTCTCTAAATTTATTATATCTGGAGTTGTTCCATAAAGTACATTAAATAATATTCTAAATGATTCATCAGTACCTTTTGTTTGGTAAAGAGATTTTGCTTCTTTTATAAAATTACCAACATTAATTCCAGAATAAAAATCAGTTTCTTCTAATCCGGGAGTAAAGGTGTATTTTGTCTTTTTATAAAATTCTTTTAAAAATAAAGAACTTAAATTCTGTATTTTAGTACTAGATGAATGTGTTGATGTTTCAGTATCACTAAAAACAAGTTCTTCTTGGTTTAAATCTTGATGATAACTGGTAATACCACTAAATCCACGAATACATCCAGTAAAACTATTTGTTGTTAATCCAGTATATGTAATAACTTCATCATTAATCTTCAATAATCCGTATTGATTAGGAAATCCTTTAGTACTTGATACATTTATTGTTGTGGATGATGTACTGATACCTGTAGAAAGAGTTGTAAATCCAACAATAACTTCTGGAATTAAATTGTCTACATCCAAGTATTGGTCAAGGTTTTCAGCAATATCGACTGGTCCACCTTGATATTCTTGAGAAATATAATATTGTTTTAAAAAATCTACCGCAGTAGGACTCTCTTCCAAAATATAATTTGGAAGTTGATTGGATACAATATCTTGTATTTTAACTCTATTATCAAATCCTGTTTGTATCATACTACTCTCGTATCATTTTTCCGTTAGAATAACTTGATGTATAGAAATCTCTGGCAAATTGAACTCCAGATATCTCATCTCCCGATGCAATTACATCTCTTACCATATTTATTGAACTTTTAGAAACGTCAAATGAGAGGTATAAATCCTTTAATCCAAGGACATCATTAGATTCTGGTATTGCTTGAATTTCAATAACATTATTTGGTTTATCTGTAGAAGTTATATTAACGGTAGTCAATATAATTTCACCTTTAATATAATCAACAACACCTGCAGAGGAATTTACAACTCTTGCTTCATTTTCTGATATTATCTTAACAATAGATAATGTTCCTGTTTTCATATCTGAATTTGGAACATCTGTCAAATATACAGTAGAAGATTCTCCAGAAACATTGAATCCAGTAGATTTTATATTTCTTCCTTTTGCATTTACATGGAATTGGTTACCAAAACATAATTCATATTGTGCAAATTGATTTGCAGCAACTTGTAAATCTCTTCTAATCCTTATTTTGGTTATATTTGAGGTAATTGCTTTATCAGTATCATCAATTGTTTGTTGGGTTTTACTGTATTTGAATCTACCACCAAATTTATTCAAATTAACTGATTTTGAGTAATCTGTTAATGAATTAATAACATTAGTTTTCAATGAATCTGGTGTTGAAACAAATGAATCATTATAATAAACACTAGAATCTATCTCAACATATAATATTTTAAGATCAACCAATTTTTGGTTAATTCCAGAAACACTATATTGCTTTAATTGAGAAAGAATACGAGATTTTGAAAAATCAGAAACATAACTACCATTTTTTGGTTTGATACTGATCCTAACTGTTCCAAATTCTGGTGGTTCTAATTCTTCACCACCAACAATAGAAACAGATTCCGTATTTGGGTATATTTTTTTAATTATTGCCTCATAATCCCTTGCTGTGACTGCTCTATTTTGTGCAGAGTATATTAGGGGTGAATAGTACTTAACAGAGTCTACAGGTTCAATACCAGACCCATTATGTGCTTTTAGAATTGTTGATACTGTTATTGAATCGGCTGGTATAATACTTGCCCCATTTTGATTGGCAAAACTTCCCGAAAATGAGAAACTATTACTATTACCAGCATCATTACCATCTTCACCATCAGTAACCATATAATGAACAGTAATTATACTACCATCATCATCTGATTCTGTACCTAATTTTTTACCAAAAAAACCATCTCCAAACTTAAGTTCATATTTTTCATCCTGAATCTCTCTAATAAAGTAAATTCTTGATGTAGTATCGATATTTGTGATATCAGATGCCAAAGAATACTTCAATCCCAGTCCACTATCACCATATTTTTTAACATAAACGACTATTTTTGAGGTATCAATGTTTGGATTGTCTAAAATAAATCTTTGATCGAGTGATCCATCATATTCAAACGTTTTTGTGAGGAATGTTCCTTGATATATTTTAATATTTTCGAATTTTGCTACATTATTAACTACATTTGAACTTATTTTTTCGACAATTGAGAAAGTATATGATGTATCATTCAAATTTCCAGTACAAACCAATCCTGGTTGTAATGATGCAACAGTAACACCGTTTTGAACAGGTGCATCAAAAGATACTTCTGCCTCTGCAGCAGTTCTAGAACGTGGTGTGTACCCTATATTACCTGCTAAAGATACTACATTTTGTCTAATAGTTGCCGAATCCAAGAAAGACTCATTAACTACCATGTTGGAGTTAAAGGCAGTTATATAAGTGTTATATGCTAGGGTATCTATTAAGACAGAAAAGTTTGATCCTTCAAAGTCAAAGTCCGTAAAATTTGAATTTGCTCGAAGATAGTCCTTAATAGACGTTTTTATTTGGTCGTAATCGAGGTTTGTAAATTTAGTAAAAGGCATATTATCTGGTCGCTTCTAGTATGAATGAGTATTCTTGAGTTGGAAACTCTTGACCTATAACATCAAACATAATATTTATTTCAAATTCATTATCGTCGGGTCTAGGAAATACCTCCAATCGTACATTATTTACTCTTGGTTCAAAATTACTTATTGAAGTCTTAATTTGGTCTTCAATAATTGATGCAGTACCAAAATCCACAAAATCAAATAGACTTTTATAGACATCAGACCCGAAAGAAGAATCAAAAAATTTTTCAGTGGGAATGGTCTCTACAATATTTCTAACTGATCTGCGAATAGCACTCTCATTTTTCAAGATTGGTAGATCTTTTGTCACAGGATGAGGCACAAAAGACAAACTAATGTCCTTAAATGCTCTTGATATCCTAGAAATGGCCATTAAAATACAGTTTTTCTTTATTTATACCTAAAATCTTAATAAAGTTACTCATTAAGATTAATTTTTTCCTTTTTATTGTATTCGGGAGCATCATCATTCATAACTTCTTGGATAATTCTCCCTTCTCCATCATATTTTGAGTCTAATTCCTTCGAATTTTCCATTTTTTCACGTAAAAAAATTATTTAGCGTAAAAAAGTGCCTCTTTCGAGACACTTCGGTTATTTTCCTTGTCCTCTGTATCTTTTTCGAGCCGAGTTACGGGATGTTGCAGAGTACTTTGAGTGTTTTCCTCTTCCTTGACGAGATTTTTTGGGTGTTGCCTCGATAGTATCAACACCCGATAAACCCGTTTTTGCTTTAGCCATTGTCCTCCAAGTAAATTTCAGTTTTTAATTCATTTTCAGTGGGATGCCCAGTCTGGTAGAATTCAATCGCATAATCTTGCATACGGTTGAAGTATTCTCCTTGTGTGAGATCGGAAAATACTTCCTCACCATTGCGTATTATTCGATATAACTCTTTAGATGACTCTGGTTTTTTCATGTCCTACTCTGACTCTTGGATCACACCAGATTTCCATACCTGCTTCCTTCGCATCAAGACAGAAAGAAACGTCCTCTCCGCACATATCTTGTACTTCACCAGATTCAAAGACTTGCATCTTTGGTGCGAACCAAGGATAAGTCATTTCTTTGTGCTCAAATACACCATGCTTGATTAATAACCAACCGAAACCTGCATAATCAACTGTGAATGGTTTTTTACGTTTGGATATACTTTCGATAGTTTCGTGATTCATCACTCCACCATTACTTCGAAAATCATCCTCTTCCATCCAATGTGCTACAGAGGTAGTTTTACCATCTTCGGTACAATACCAACCAGATGCTATATCTTGATCCATAAGAACAAGTTGCCAGAACTTCTCTGTATTGAATACTATATCACTATCAATCCATAATTGATAATCATACTTAAGCTTGCCATCCCATGGTAACTGGTCTGGTCCTCGTAAGACGTTTGCTCCAAGACACTTGCATCTTGCAAAGTTTACCATGGAGGAATAGTCTTGAGAGATTTGGATACTTGCACCACTCTGTACCAAATCAAAGCATAATTGAACGAAACTCTTCAAGTATTGATAAGAAACTCCTCTTCCAGGTAAACAGAATACGACTGCCTTACCTTTAATTATTTCTTTTGCCTTCTCATAATCCCATTCAGGTTCTTTCGAAGAGGCTTTAGGTGCATTAGCTTTAACT